ATGTTGACCGTTCCATCTGCTTCCGGAGTCGGCGGTGTGACCCTTGCGGTCTCACCACTGCCCCAAAGCATAATGGAGCCAATCTGCTGTTGAGTCAGTCCAAGGCGCTTGAGATCATTGTTCATAATGGCATTGGCAATGCCGCCGCCTGGGACCGCATAAGTTCCACTCCATGAATATCCCATAGCGCTCTGGCTCTCCTGACTCATCGCCTCGCCCTCAGTATTCTGTCTCAAGGCACGGACAACGATGTCGACCGTGACCAATTTAAGAACACTGCCGTATGTGGCGTCCGTCAGCATGGTGGCATCAAGATCTTTGCCCACCTTATACCCGATGGAACGCAGAGTATCAGAGATGAGCGGAAGCATAGCCTCCGCCCGTGTCCGCTCATCTGCTGTCAACGGTCTGTATAAGGCTTCTATGTCTGCGACCGTTGCTAAAGGTTCATACATTACTTCTTCACCGTAGTCCTTTTCTTGGGTGCCGGCTTTTTGTCCGCTTCCTTACCCTCGACAAGCTCAAGGTCTGCGCCTTTGCAGACGCAGCCAGATTCGAACTCATAGCCGGTCTTGGTGTTGCGGTACTTCATATCAAGCCTCGATCTTTGCGAAAGCTGCCGGTACAAGGATGCCCCAACCGATGTAAGCCTCACCACGGAGATATACCTGGTTGTGACCCTTGAGGTCGCCGGCTGTAGCATCATTATCCGGATTGCCATACTGGATTACTTCGATCGGGATCTGTTTTGCAAAACCCCATCTGAAGAAATCTCTGAAGTTACCAACGATAGCACGGTCGGTGTTGGTGTTGCCTGTGCCGGTGCCGGTGAAGGCCACAGTGCTGTTGGTATCGACCGCGAGACCGTTGATTGTATCCGGGTTAGCGCCCCAGGAAAGCTCCGGGAACAGAGACTCGTTGGAATTTGTGCCCTTCTTGATATTTGCAAGAGCTGCACGGAAAGCCGGAGCCATAGCCATGCCGGTGACTTCGTGTTCTGCACCCTCAACCAGTGCGATCGCCGCTGTGACGTTATCGTTTGCAGTGGCCGCTGCGAATGTAACTGTGTTTGTAACCGCTTTGTCGAAGCAGTTGTTGCCGATCGTTGCAGTGGCGGCAGTAGCAGTTCTCGGATTCAGACCATGGAAAGCCATGATGTCGATGCCGCGAGCAACCTTTGCTGCAAAACCCTCTGCAAATGCTCTAAGGTAGTCGAGCTGAATTTCCTGGGATGCATACATGAATTCATCAGATACACGCATACCATATTCAACTTTGACAGGTGTGATCGTTACCTGGCCAATGGTAGCACCGCCATTGGACTTAGCGCCGGATTCTGCGACAAGGTCAACTTCCTTGTCGAGTGTAAAGGTCCAGGCAGTTTCACCTCTGAACGGGATCGGGCGCTGTGCAGACAGCTTTGCCAGGGAAGACTTGCCTCTGACAAGATTGATCATTTCATTAGTGAGTTCTGCCGGGAAATAAGTAGTGCCATTAGCTTTTGTTTCTAAAACAGATGCCATGATATTCCTCCATTAATTCTGTGTAAGCTGTGAAAGAACCGCCGCATATGCAGTATCAAGGCCACCGGCCTGCTGTCCGCTTGGATCGTTGGAACGAAGTGGCGGCGCAGCCTTTGGCCCCATGAAGGAAGCAAAGGTCTCTGCATCCTTCTCAAGGTCTTCCTTAGTGTCTCCAACCAGCCTGCCGGCAAGCTCCAACGGTATGCCATGTTTATTGGCGACTTCGCCTTTGAGCAGTGAGGTCTCAGCTTTCACGGCTCTGGCAGTGAGATCTGCGACTTCCTGATCATGTGCAGCAACCTTCGTGGTCATTGCTTCCAGATCAGCCTGAGCCTGTGACAGCTTGCCGTCATAATCTGCTCGAATCTTCTTGATGTCATCCGGAGAGAGATAACCTTCATACTTTTTGGAGACCTCTGCCTCTTTCTGTGCCAGTCTCTTCTGGATCATGCGATCAAATTCTTCCTGTGTTTCAATTGTTTTAAATTCTGACATGTTAATATCTCCTTACCTCTTTTACCGTGAGTCAACGTAGTGTTATATCAAGGCCGTGTGCCTTAATAGTCAATGGTTTGCGGTGCCTCCTCTTTGGCGGTCGCTGCTAACCAGTATGCAAGTATGGCCGAGTCCATCAGGGCGATGTCGTAAGTGTCCGTCATGGATTTAAATCCATAACCGCCGTTGGATCCGATTGCTCTCTTCTCACAATTAGTGATAACTGCTCTGAGCGATGTCTGACCGGTATGGCAGATGCGCTGACTGACGATGCCCTGCTCGAACATTGCATTGGCAGTGATGATCTCGGCAACCTTTGGCAGCACAGGAGCCTTAAAACCTTGTTGAACCATAAGGTCGCTGAGGATCTTTTGGCCATTTGCTCCATCGACGGCAACTTCTTTGACCTTCGGATTCCGAAAGTATTCCAAGAGCCAGCCAGAGCCTTGCCTGATCGGCACGCAGTCGAGTGCCTCGACAAATATCCTGTCTCCTGTCTTCACTGCGATAGATGCAGCACAGTTGACCGCATCCTTGCCAAACTTGACGCCGATGTAATAAGCATTGTCGAGCGGCGGGGGAGTAGCGACTTGAAGCGCATCCCACTCGCCGGCAGATATTGCCGACTTGAGTGAGTACGTGATCCATAAGCCGAGCCTCTGGACGTTGAAGTCAACCTCTCCAACAGATAACTCCGCCCTGATGTTTCTTTCTCTGAGGATAGTTCCCAGAGAGGGGTTATACTCATACCACAAATCAACATCTGCTATGTCTTTGGTCTGCTTATCAATCGACCACTCAGCCCAACCCACATCAAGGGCCGTGCCATCAAGAACGGATGCCCGAAGCCTTGCAAAGACATCCCCACCCGACACCGCTGTCGGTGGTGTTCCAGTGAGGATAATCTGCGGATTGTCCGAAGCGGAAACCGTGTAGGCCAGAGCAGTCTCTTGCTTACTGGTGTATTCCTGGGCCTCATCGATGACGAGCAAGTCAAAGCCCTCACCAAGGCCGCCGTTGTTGGTTCTGGTTCTGAAATCAATAACACCGCCCCCGACAACTTCGATATGCTCCAAACCATATTGTTTGGAGGCGTAGAAGCTTTTCTCCGGCATCTCTTTCTTTTTCTTGCTATGTTCTTCATAGCCTGCTTTCTTCAGCAGCGTATAGAGACGGTTAAAAGCATCATGTGAGGTTGTGGTGCGGTGTGCGGTGTGACAGATTTTTTCGCCAAGATTGACAATGCCCTCTAGCTCTCTAGCCGCCAAGATTTCGCCCTTACCGTTTCGACGTGATACGGATAAGCCATACTTGATATATTTCCATTCGGCGCCGTCTGTTGCCAGAATAGCGTCGACTTGGATTGCCTGCCATTCCACAAGGGTCTGTCCTGTGGTGGCGTATAGGTCAATAGCTTCTTGACCTTTGGAAGTCGTATAACTCACATTGGTAAAAGTAGGCGTTTTTCTGCCTAGCCTTACCGTGATAACGACCTCCTTCTGTTAGCTATGTCCTTCTCAATTTCCGAGACGGTCATGTTCTTTGCGTAGTCGCGTGCGCGCTGTTTGCCGATGCCAAGGACCTTCGCCAATTCATCAACTGCCTGATCACGCGCAGCAACGTCGAGCGCTGCCTTGACTTCGTTCCGTGATGCTTCGACTTTGCCAGCCGAATCGATACGGCGCTCAATCTCATCCGGGGATGATTCCCAGACCGTTTTGCTCCAGACGTTCTGACTGGTGCGGTCACTCTGGAAGGTCACCATGCAGCGGCAATACTCATGCCTCTGGTAGACCTCTTTCGGCTCCTCACCGTAATCATAAACGCCTGCAAGCCGGTCGCACCATTCGCAGCACCCCGGTGCAACAACTCTTGTTATGGTGGTCTTCAGTCCCATCCTTGCTCTAGTTCTGGCGTTGGTCCTAATGAAATCATCAGCGAAAGCCTCTGTGTTGTTGATAACAGGCTCACCGAGCCACCGCCTCTGTTCCTCGATGGTCGCAAGTGGGTTGCTTGCCTTGTCTATGAGTCCACGAACACGCTCATCCGGGAATTCCGGGATGACTGTGCTGATTCCAAGGCCATTCTGCTCATCAAGGGCATCCTGTATGGATTCCGCAAAAGCCATGACCTGCCCATGGGCGTCCCGAAGTGTCTGCGAGAGGATCCTTTCAGCAATGTTGCGGTACAGTGTGCCATTTGGAAGGTTGCCCTCTGTGAGGATTTCCAGATAAGACTCTGACAGAATCTTGCCGACTTCCTCAGCATACCTATGCAGGTCTTTCTGGCTTAGTTTGGACTTATACGGCAGCTCAGTGATAACCTTGCTTGCCGATGCCCTTCTTTCAACCGCTCTTGTTATCTGCTCGAGCAGTTCCGGTGCTACGTCTGCCATAGCATCACACTCCAGTCAGTTCAAACACCTTCTCCGGCGTCATGTAGTCCGGGAAAGCCTCGTTCATCTTGTAAACCGC